ATTTCTGACGTTGTGGCTAAGTATCGCGAAGGCTATAAGCTCAAACCTTCTACAGAACAAGCAGCTAGCCTAGTAGCTATCGCTAAGATTCTGCCTGAGGGTATTGACTTCTATGAGCTTAATCCGTTGTGGTCCTTGTCGCTATCTGGTAAGCAAGCAGCGCGTGCTATTTCCCGTAAGGAGATTGTTGATTCTCTCAAGGATATGCAGGTCGCGCTATGGCACGGCACTCCTAAGCAGCTTGACGAGATCAAGATTGGTAAGGCAAAGGAAGCGTTGAAGCTTGAGAAGGAAGCTGCTGATATCGAGAAGCAACTTGTCGAAGCTACTGCCCAACATGAGAAACTTGCTCAGACTACTCCTGACCTGACTGGAAACCTTAGGCATCAGGAACTCAAGCAGCAGATTGATAAGCTTACCAATGACCTTGCAGTTGCTCAAGACAAGAAAGCAAACTTCATGGCTCGCAGTGTTGGAGCCGGCAAGGTTATGGATACGATGGTTGACCTTGAATCTGAGCAAGTATGGATTCGAGGAGAGGATGTATCCAACCTAATCAATAAGGGAGTAGTTGACGCCGCTGATATTCTAGGTGACCATTCCGACGCATTCGTTCGAGTGCCTATCAAGAAGTATGCGTCACTACTAGATCAGGAGAAGTCTGAAATCTTCCTATTCCCTAAGGAAGTAACTGGCGCAGTTCAACGATACTTTGGCGCTACATCAAAGGATGGCTTTGGTAAGTTCCTAAGTGTGTGGGATACTATTCAGGGCTTGTGGCGAAACTGGACCTTGTTCCCTGTTGTGTCCTATCATGTTCGTAACATCATTGGTTCCGCATTCCAAGCTTACCTTGGTAATGTGACGGACCCTGTTGTTTACGACAGAGCATTCTCTGTTCTTAAGATTGTTGACGGACATAGGAAAGGAACCTTGTCTGTCAAAGAAGTAAGCGAAGCACTTGGCGCAATCGACTTCCCGACAATCGGAGGGCAAGTTGTGACTGGAAAGCAGGTCTATGATGCCTTTGTAAAAGAAGGACTCATGGCCGGTGGTCTAAACTATAACGAGTTCAATTCGTTTGGCTCAGTGGTTAGAGCATCTGAGTTTCAAAGAGCAGCAGCTAAGGCCGGCTTGGCTCCATCCTCTGACTTGGCTGGTTCTTGGTTGTTTGACAATACCGCGTTGCGACTCGGTGTAAGTGCGGCTGCCTTTGTTGAGAATCGGTTTAGGCTTGCTACGTTTATCGACGCTCTAGTAAAAGGTCACGTTGAGATGCAAGGCGGAATCGCCCTAACAGGGTTTGAGGCTGCCGCTATGCAGACTAAACGCGTGTTCTACGATTACAGCGATCTTTCCGCATTTGAAAGAAGTTGGTTGCGCCGAGCTATTCCGTTCTATGCATGGTCTCGTAAGAATATTCCGCGAATGCTTGAGACGATGGTGACAGATCCTGTCAAGCATTATCGTATGTGGGAGTTCTTTAACGAAGTTGAAACAGGAGCTAATGGCGGAGATCCTATCGGAGAGAATGATCTTCCTGACTGGATCAAACAGAAGTTTGGACTTGTTGTAGAGAAGTCAAAGGATGGGAAGTATACTGTCAAGACTGGTGATGGTTTCCTTCCTATGCTTGATGCATACAAACTCTTCTCAGGGACCGGCATGATTAACATGCTGAGAGACGGACTAACTCCGTTCATCAAGGTTCCCATTGAACAGCTTACTAATTACTCTTTCTATTCTCAGCAAGAGATTGAGAGAGTTCCAGGCCAGCGTTCTCAGTCGTTCACATTAGGACAGCTAGGCTTTAGTAAGCGTATGACAGTGGATGGGCCGCTGGGAGTTCTTAACCTCGTGGCTAACGAGTCGCTATTTAGGACGTTCTTTCGTCCTGGTGGTGAGCTAGCTACTAAGGTGATTGATCCCATCTTTGATGGTAAGGAAGGCCCTAGCTTTAAGCTGGGTGTCTATGCTCTTATGATGGGCCGCGCTTATCAGATTGATCCTAACCAAACTCACGCTGCCGTCTACAGGGATTGGTCTAAGAGACAAGGGCAATTGAAGTCTTTGTATAATCAAGCAATGCAACAAGGCGACGTTAAGTCTGCCGAAGATGCAGCACGGATGCTTAACTATCTTAGACTCTCATACCCTGGTGACAAAGAATTGTGAGTAACTCACTCAACTTCACTATCTTAGTCGCGCCATCTACTGTAGCTGGTGCAGTCGCTTATGTGGCCGAATCTTCTCCATTAGAGTATGGCATCGTTGGACTGGTGCTAGCAGTAGGAATGTTTCCTATTACTAAGTGGATGATGACTCGGTTAACCACAAGCCAGAAAGCAGAAATAGCTAGAGCAGATAGGCAAGAGACAAGGTCTGATAAGCAACTAACTGTGCTTATCAGTATGGCAGCAGCAATTAGGAGGATGAACCAAGACCATAACGAGGATGTTGAAGCACGTAAAGATGCTGTAACTCAACTACTTGATCTTTTGGACGGACTTCCTGATCGGATTGCAAAGAACTGTAAGAAACTATGAAGACCCTGCTTTGTGTTTTGTTTTTCGCAGCTACCCTGCTTTGCCAGGGATTGCCTGCTCCTTCTTTCCCGCCTTGCACTTTCAACTACCAGCCGCCTCATGTGTGCGGAGCTACTCAGTATGGTAATGGTAGCACGGATAGTCAGAAGTGCACTTGGTATCGTGATACCTCTACTGGATTCCAGAGCGGTAATTGGGTGACCTACAAGACTTGGTGTGAAAGTCTTCCTGGTGGTGGTTATCTCCCTATCATCATCTTTAGTCTTGGAAATGCTAGTGGAGTTAGTGGTTGCCTTGATAGCGCAATGCCTCCAATTACTATTCCAGGATCGGCTACCGGACATGATCTACTGTATATGAATAACGCCACGGTTACATATACGGCAGCTTACCAGAACGCTAATCTGGTAGGGACTTACTACTATTGGGGATGGCAGGTTCCGACGGCTGCTATCGGATATGTTGTCCTCTCTCAGTGGGTTAGGCTTGATCCTAACGACAACCTTCTGTATTTTAGTAACCTTCTTTCCTACTCGATTACCCAATGAAATCTCTGCTCACATTTCTTCTGTGTTTTCTTTCTTGTATCTCTTGCGTTGGCACTGGTGGACAGAATCCACAAACGGGTCAAACACTAGAGGCTGCTCTTAAGTTCCTTGAAACTTTCGCAGACGTAGTAGTCCGCATGGAAGGAACTGAGGCACTTAAGAAGTATGCGCCTGAGGCATTGCCGCTGCTTGATACGAACCCGCCTGATGGTGTTATTACACTGGCAGAGATCAAGTATTACGCAGCCACGGTAACCACAAGCCCTGAAGTCCTAACCTGGACTCTCATTGTGGTCCGTGAGATCCTCAAGAAGAAGCACTAATACACCTGAGAAGCAAGACAAGTTCTGTTTACTTTTCCCTAACAACAATTGCCGATAGACGTTGCAGTATGTGAGCTGAACAAAACTGGCAGACACTAGTTTTACGTCTTGCTTCTCTTCTCTATCTCTGCAACTCGTCTCTCAAGGACGTTCATTCTAAGAGTGACTTCCTTGAGGACGAGTTGTATTGTTCTATCTGTTCTAGCGATTCGTATTGCGTTCTTTCTTTCACGTTCTTTGTTACGACAGCATTCCTTACACCAGTAGTGTCTACCTCTAGCTAATGGGTATTTTCCATTCTTGTTTTGAGTGTAGTCTTTCCTAGTAAAGCATCTAGGATCAAGGTCGCGCTGACAACTAGAACACTTCATGTTCCAATCGTTAGCTCGACACCGGCAGAGAAGCGCGTAACTCCGCGCGCATCAGCAACAATTAGTTGCATGTATACCTTGAGTCCTCGCATACCTACGACTGGTATAAACTGGACTACACCCTTGCCAGTAGCAGGGTTATAGGTAAAGATATCGTTCTCGTTTTGTGATGCCCTGAGTATGTAATCGGGCTGCACGAGAAGCATGCAGGACGGGAACCCGTTAGATGTCAGGTCCACGTCGGCGCTCAACGGCCGGAAACTGGCCAGCATAGCGACAGAATGCCTTGCCGGCGGTGGAACGTCGACCGCTTCGATCCTCCAAGGGAAGCGGAACCAGAGCCCTTCCCGCGGTAACGAAGTTGTCCCAAACCACACCGGGTTCGGACCGCTCGTGCATGATGTCTTACCATACAGAAAACGGATATTTGCATCTACCTGAGTAGTAGAGTCTAGCAATACAGCTAGCTTACTAATAGGACTAGGCTTAAAGAAAGTCTCAGCAGTAGTCTCTTTAGCATTGGACCATGGCAGCGCGCTTGCACTACAGGCTGTGATTAGCAGCAGTGGTAGGAGTCTCATTCTTCTCTTCCTTGTGGTTTGAAAATCTGTTTTGGATTCTTAGTTCGTTTCTTTGATTGTCTTCGTTGTCTTAGCTTTTCGTATTCACACTTCCTGCAACTAGTTGCTTTGTATGGTTGTTTGTGACCCTGTATAGGACAAGCCTTTATGGTCCTAAACTTCTCAGGGTCAGTCTCACCACAGTCTTTACAAACTAACTTTGCGTTTGTCATACCAGTTCTTGCCGATGCTTACTGAGCAGACTAGCGGAACCTTAAAGGTTGTCAAGTCCTGCATCGCGTTCACAACAGGACGGACTAGGTGCGTCTCGTCTCTATGGAGATTGAAACCAAGTTCGTCATGCACTGTCATTTGCATACGAGACTTGTATCCCTTTAGCATCTCTGTGACTACTAGCATCTTCAACTTAATGAAGTCTGCCTCAGTTCCCTGAATCAAGTAGTTCACTCCTACATATGATGCAGAGGAATCTACTGAAAGGAAGCGTCCATATGGAGTTGTAACACCGCCCGTAGTAGCAATCTCCATAGCGACCGTATCAAACAGTCGCATGATCTTAGAATGCTTTTCCTTCCAGTCATTCAGGTAGCGAGCAATTGCGTGCGTAGTCAGACGCAAGGCTCCCATTGTATCCTTGAGAATCGTCTCACGTAGACGCTCAGGACCGGCACCAAACAATACCGCGAAGTTAAAAGTCTTCGCTAGGTATCGCATCAACTCCCAATCTTTGTCCTTGGGATCGCGCTCGAATACAAGCATACAAGTTTGATCGTGAAGGTCTTTACCTTCATTGATCGCTTGCAGCATATGCTCCTCGCCCGAGAAGTGTGCGGCTAGGCGAAGTTGCAGTTGCTTGTAGTCAATGAATAGAAGCCTACAGCCGGGCCTAGCTATGAAGCATCGGCGCATCTGGCTCAGTAGGCTATCTTCTTTCGCTCGTGGTATGTTCTGTAGATTAGGACCGCTAGAAGAGAAGCGTCCTGTCCTAGCTCCTAGCTGATTGAACGAAACCCTAAGGATCTTTCTATCGAAGTTCTTTAGGTAAGTTGTCTGCGCCTTGGCAATCTTGCGGTATTTAACCACAAGAGATCCTAGAGGAGAGGGATACTCCAGTAGCGCAATGATGTCAGCCTTAGGTGCTCCAGTCTTATTGCTAAATCTAGTTGGCCTAAAGATACCTTCCTGTCGGAGCGCGGCAAGGACTTGTGTTTGACTATTAGGATTGAACTCAGGCAATCCAGTAATAGTAACAAGCTGCTTCTTGATTCCTTGGATCTCTTTGCGCACTAGAATCTTGAGCCTATCCACTTCCTCAAGATCCAGCATGACGCCGTAGCTCTCCATTGGGAGAACTACCTTGCGCATTAACAACATCTCTCGCTCAAGAACTGTCCATTGATGGTGCTTATCCAGCGCCGGCATCAAGTAGTAGAACAGTTCGAGAGTATTCTTTGAGTCCTTTAGATTGTAAGGATCAATGATAAAGCCAGGGATATCAGCATACCCTCGTTCTCTAACGTTGATCTTACGTTCTCTGATATACTTCTTGAGTCTAATCTCCTCAAGGTAAGGATCTTTCAGTAGCTTTCTGGATAGCTGCTTTAGATTCTTAGTCAACTCATCAGGCAACATCATCTGCGCTGCGATGAGGACACAGATCAGAGGACTCCTGATATTGATTCCTTCCTTAGCCAGCATGCGAACATCGAACTTCGCATTAAACATTAGCTTAGTAATATTAGGATCACTAGCTATGAGGGCTACTGCATTCTTTCCCTCGTGGTTAGAAACATGGAATGCCTTTCCCCTACCAGAACTATTCCAGTATGAGATATTAGTTACTTGGACCTTAGAACTATGAACATCTAGTCCTGTAGTCTCGGTATCAATCGCTTCCAGTTGGCTTCTTAGGAGTCTTCTTCGGCTTCTCGCGCTCCTTTTGGGCGAGTAGGAGCCGAATAGGATGGCATAGGATGCGGAGCTTACCGAGGTATTCAGCGTGGATTTCGTTATGTTCATCTGGCTTCTCGGAATTGATTCCGTCCATTACTCCATTCAGGTAAGCATTGGTTACTGTGAAGATCCCGAACTTAGTTACCTTGATCTTACCCGACTGCATAGCAATGGTAAGCTTCTCAAGTAGAGGATCGCATGTTACTCGGATATGCTCGAAGATTTCTCGATTCATTTCGAGTATGTCCCAATCTGGCTCATTCTTGCTCATACAGTTCCTTTAGGGTCTTCCCTACCTTAGTGAAGGACTCAACATCTCCGCGCCTAAGGTAGTATGCGGGATGGTAGACTGTAAGAAACGTTCGCTTCTTTCCTTTGACCGACTGACCATGAACGAAAGGAATCTTACCGTGTGTGACAGACTTCCATGCGTCCTTACCTACAAGAACAACGATGGAAGGATTAACAAACTTCATCTCCTTAACTAGCCAGCGTGAGAAGCAGACTTCTAGCTCCTCAGGATTGCCGGGCCTATTACCAGGAGGATGACACTTGAGCGCGTTAGTGATATACACTTGTTCGCGAGATAGGCCAGCTTCATCTAGGAAGAACTCAAGTAGTTCTCCACTAGGACCAACGAATGGCTTGCCTTCCTCTACTTCTCGGACACCAGGAGATTGTCCAATAATCATAATGTCAGCGTGCGGATTACCACTAGCAGGAACATGATCCTTACCTAATGTAACACAACGATGGCACTGGCTTACTGCTTCAATGTCAAGAGCGCGACTCATATTAAGGACCTACGTGCATATCGTGGCTGATAGAAGTTACTCCACACTTCTTACAAGTGCTAGAAGTGCAGTATTCATTTACTTCTACCATAGGACCAGTGAAATCATGGCCGCATTCTTTGACAAAGTGTAGTCCGTCTGTCTTTGTGAGACATTCTTTGTCATTACAAATACCTGGGCCTCCACAACGGTATCCACATTTGCAAACACAAGGCTTAGTCATTGTCTTCTTCTCCTCGTGGTTTAGCTACAGCAGTAGGCAGAGGAACATTAGGAGCAACAGCAGTCCAACGAGGATCGTTTGCATCGGGATCATCGGCGGGCGGGATGGCTTCCTCAGGCTCGCTGCTAGCATTCTCCTCTTCTCCTCGTGGTTCCTCGTCAAAGTCTGCTTCTTCTGGCAATGCAGTAGAAAAAGCAAACATAGCCATTACGGCTAGGTCTAGTAGATACTTGCTTTGATCCTCTTCACTCTCAGAGAACGCAGCGATGCGATCATACATGAGTGCCAGCAAACCACGAGGACCAAGAAACACAGGCACAGAACCCTTTTCGCGCTTCTGTTTTGCTTGGCGCCATACGATGTTAAACGCTGTCTTTAGGTCGCCCATTGAGATCCTCCTCTACTTGTTCTGCAAAAGTCCGACGTCTAATCTTCTCTTCGAGAGTAAGCTTCATAAACCATGCGTGTCTTTCGTCCTCGCTCTTTGGTTGAAGCATATCGTATTCTGCTTCTGTAAGAGGAAGCCAGTGGCGTTCGTTCATACTCTTACGAAGTTCAGAATCAAAGATTGCCTTTACTTGCTTGGCATCATTAGTGATTTCATGCGGTCTTCGGTCGTCCACGTTTAGTCTCCTTAGGAACTTCCTTCTTCTTTGTTTTGAGATACTGGATAAAGGACGGCTTCTTCACATACAATCCTTGTGCCAGTTGTTTGATTGCTTGACACCTGACAAACATACCGATGAACTTCTTTGATATGTTAGCATCGGTATTGCACCAGTCTTGCACTTCCCTAACGCCGAACTTGTCAGCCTGCATGAGTCCGTCAATTAGGATATTGCGGATATCAATTGGCCAGTTGTCAAAGAACTCGTCAATGATATGCTCATCAACCAGAGTCTTAGATCCCATTTCGATAGCCGAGAACTGTCTGTATCCCATAGATGGACGGCTATAGAAGTGTTGGATTAAGGAGACAGCGAGTCTCGAATGCCTCTCAGTAACGCGCAGGTAGGTTCCATCTTCCGTAGCAAAGCATCTAGCTGCAATTGCAGCAGCAATCTTCGCGATCTTGAAGCGGGCATTCTCACCCTGGATAAGAGGTATCGTTGCGCTATACATTCCTGCAAGCTGATTAGCTGCTGAGAGAATGTAATCAGTTGCTTGCCTAGTAAAGACAACATGCTCCGGTTTACGTGACCAGGCCCACAATACAACCTTCCGCAAGTCCTCTTGCGTATACTTGGACTTGACTTGGTCGATGTGGATTTTGTTGATTTCGTCAACGTTAACCTCTCCCTTCATAACCACAACGGCTAGATCAAAGCGAGCTACATCTTCGTTAGTGCCTACCAATTCCATGATGGCACTTACGCCATTAACATAGGAGGAGACTTCTCTTCCCTTATGCGGGTTCGCAATCCATACGAGCCTGCTATTGGCACGAGTCCTAGTATTGATGCCGCCTTTATTGATTTCAGCGATACCTTCCGATCGCACTCTAGAAAGCCTCCCAAGCACGGTATCGTCCAAGCCGCTAAACTCATCAATGACGACAAGTCTTCCATGATTAATTGGGATAGCTCCCCAACTAAGTTGGAAGTTATCTCCTGCCTTTTGTGCTCCTCCACAAAGTCCCATGAAGCTAGCGTTTTCTCCGCTAATGACTTGGCCAAGGTCATAGAAACGAGTGAGCCCTTCTGCGACTTGTCCCTTACCGCATCTAGTGTCGCCAAATACGAGAAGTTCCATACTTCCCTTCGGCAGTTGTGTATCGGCGAAAGAGAAATCTCTAGGACTATGGAACACGAGATCAACAGCAGCATGGATATCCCATCTCCCGTAGATATGAGTATGGTTTAGTGACAGCATCTTACAGATGTCCTTGATAACCTTCATAGGATCATCAGAGAACAGTTCCTTTAGATGCTTGATTTCTTGTGTTGAAAGACGGAACTGAGATACTGAGTCGTGCGTTCCTACTGCGCTGTCAATCAGAAGCACTGACTCCTTAGTCTTAGGATGCACGGTAGGCATAGCGCGGATCTCATACGTCGCGTTAGCCTCTACTCCGTGTCCGATGTAGTAACCACGACGAACAGAATAGCCTCCCTCATCCGCCTGCTTGCTAGTAGATAGCGCAGGAATTAGAGTAACTTGTTCGATGTTCTGCCACTTAACTACCTCTGCTAGCAGATTGCACTTGTTAGGCAGGTGCATCTCGTCCTTTACTTGGCGAGCAAAGTCCTTGCAGTATAGCCAGTTTAGAACCTCAGGCTCGTCTGCCTTAACTGGATAGTCTGACGTGCCAGTATGCTTGTTAGGACAGCTACCGCAGTATTCATCTGTCTTACAAGACAGGCGCAATACCTCAGGGACAGCTTGTGGTGCCTGTGCCTTGCCTGAGATAATAACACTACTCTTGACAAACTTACCTACGTATTCGGCGCGTGAAGTTTCAGACAGTGGGATAGTCTGAACGCTGCGCTTAGTAGGCTTGATGAGGTATTCGGTTCCGATGGCGTATTGCTTGAGAGTCTGTCCGCTACCACCGTGCTTAAGAAAGTAGTCGCTAAGGTCTTTACCGTCGGGAACGACAACGTTCTTGAGACTGTGGACACCGACGGCAGTCAGTCTCTCTGAGAGAATCTTAGCGGCTTCTTGTCCTGCCTTATCATTATCAAGGCAGACAATAACATCTTTAGATGCTAAGGCTTTCAGTCTCTCGTGGTCAAGAGACTTCCAAGCTCCTGCACCGCCAGTAATCGTAACACAGTTAAGCCCATCTTGTGTTCCGAGAACTGTATCAGGTTCACCCTCAAGTAGCCACACTTCCTGGCTAGCAAATGGATTGATTGCTGGACTGAGCGGATAAAAGTCTCCGGTTCGGCTTCCACTAAGACCCTTACAAGGAACTCTCTTTCCTTCAACCAATGCTGCGCGATATAGGGTATCGTGTAGCCTAACGTCCACACAATATCCTTCGAGGTTAAAGATAGGTATATAAGTTCGTTTGGCATCAGTGCTCCATCCGATTTTCAGTCTCCTGATTGTCTCTTCGTTCCATCCTCTAGTAGCTGCTATCTTCTGCATCAGTCCTGGCCGTGCAGTAAGATACTTATGCATTGCGTTTACTACGTCAATCGAGATTGTCTTCCTCACATACTGTGAGTAGAGAACGGCTAGTGCAGTATTGAACTTGCCTTTATACAAGACATCTGTTGCATAGCCTACAATGCTTGTGCCTTTCCAACCACAACCAAAGCAATTGAATGCTCCTGTATTTGGATTGATGCTAAGGCTCGCGCTGCTGTCGTCTCCCTTTTCATGCCTTGTGGCTGCTAGGGGACACTCAATCTTCTCTTGCTCATTGCCGCTCCAGTTAGGGTAACCATTCGTTCTAATGAAATCAACAACATCAATCGCATTGATTAGTTGTTGCTTTAGTCCGTCGTGGTTTTGTTCGGTCACTTGTTTCCTTTTAGTGGAGGGTCATAATGGAATCGAACCATTTTCATTCCGTTAACAGCGGAACGCTTTGCCGTTAAGCTAATGACCCTAGTAGATTAAAGACATGAGCAGGCCGGTGCGACCTGCCCATGCCTAAACGGGATGCCCGGTCAGAAGCAGAGCCCGTTTGTTACTTCTCTTCGTCGAACTCGTCGTCCGACCAATCGTCATCGTCCTCTTTCTTTGCAGGCTTTTCAGCCTTAGCCGGTTTCTTGTCCGACTTAGAGGCAGGCTTAGGAGCCGGCTTCTTAGCGGGCTTCTCTTCCTCTTCCTCATCATCATCCTCGTCTTCGTCCTCCGACTCGTCGTCATCGTCGGAGTCCTCTTCTTCGTCGTCCTCTTCGTCTTCGGAATCTTTATCCTCAGACTCTTCGGCTTCGTCCTCATCCTCGTCTTCATCAACTTCCTCTTCGTCCTCGTCTTCATCGGAGGCATTCACGAGTTCGTTGATATAGACGTTGGCATAACCCTTCTGGTTATGGACACAAGCACCTTCGAAGACGATACCGACGAGTTGCTTGAGGCACTTGTTGAGTCCGTTCTCATCAAGAGTCTTAGGCATATCGACCTTCAAGGTTTCGAGATAGCCCTTGAATCGCGAGATACCAGAAGGCCAGCCCTCCTCAATGTTCGCCTTAGACTCAAGGTCTTGACGAATGATGTGCTTGCGACCCTTGAGAGGCCCGGTAATGACAGCGCAATGGAACTCCACCTGCGCATTGCCCTTGTTAAACGATGCCTTACTCTCTCCGAGCACGGCACGCTTAATCTCAAACTGATACTTGCCTTCCGGCAGTTGTCCTTGGCTAGAGACAGCCTTATCAGAATCCCAAGACTTCTTGAGACCTGCCAAACGTTTTGCGTAGCTACTCATTTTCTTTCGTTTCTCCGTTGAGTTTCCTCAGGATTTGTTTGTAAGGATCTTTCTCACTAAGCGGCATGATGACACGAACTTTCACTTGCTTGTTCCTAGTTCCGGCTTCAACGTTACTGTTGCCGCGAATAAACAGCGCACGTTTGTCGGAGTAGACTTTCTTTGCATCGCTTGGATCTTCCTCAGCGTAACCAATGAACCACATATAGTCAGGGATACGAAGCACGATATCACGCGCTTGTCCTGACATTCCGAATGTGAGTTTCTTGATGTTAGCTGTAGTTGTTTCGATTAGCTCCTCTTTTGTATGGTCCAAAACCACAAGAGTAGAACCATAGCCAGCGGCCAAGTGCGCTAGCCTATTGAGAGCATCGGCAAACTCACGCCGGATAGCAGCCCAGCCCTTACCGTGCCCATCGTCAGACGGATGGCTCCATCGGTTCTCTCTACAGATCCAATCAAAGCACAGTTGGTATAGTCCGCTAATCGTGTCAATCACGATAGTCTTTGGCTTCCAACCGAACTTCTTTTCCTTCTTTACTACTGCGCGAAACACATCCCAACCAGTATCCGGTGGAAGCTGGATAAGATGTTCCTTCTGATCGTCAGGAAGAAACTTATGTCCAAACTCAGTAGCCAGGAATTGCACCGGACCTGGAAAGTGCGATGCTACTTGCGTCTTCCCAATCTTTGGCGGTCCGTGAATTGCAATCATCGAACCTTGCAGCGGATCATTCATCTTCGTGAGGCTCTAAAAAAGAGATACGATCTGTTAGCGAACCTATTGTTCTGTTAAGTTCGTCTAATATATGCTTGAGTTCTAGGATTTCCTCCTCTAACTTGTCTATCTTTCTTTCTAACACGCTCAGCATATCATTCATGTTTGCACTCCGTTAAGTCCGTATTTCCTTGTTGTGTCATACCACCTTTGTTGTCGTTCCTCTACACAAACCATGTCAAGCAAAGCTTCGGTAAAGGAATCTACTTGAGTCTTGTAGATGATCTTAGCTATTCTTGCTCGCTCCCTATTAGAAGCATCGTCGACGCCTAGCAGGTCCAAGATATCCAAAGTGATTTGTCTTGGCGTTCTCACTTCTTCTTACCAAGCACTGCCATGAGATTGAACTTAGGCTTTGCTGGCTCCTTGGGTTTGTGCTCTCTCTTCTCTCGTGGTTTGGAATGCGTAAAGGACAGCGACTCAGCACTGAGCTTCATAGCTTCGCGCTTGGCTATACGGTGGAACTCAGCGTCAAGCTCGCCATCAATCTCTCGGATAGCGTCCTCGATCTTATGTGAGAGTTCATTAACCCAGCTTTCGATCTTTGCTACCTTATGCAAAGCTTCGTCGATCAGTTCTGTGTGATCCGACAGATGTTTTTCTGTGTAGAGCACGGTATGCCTCGCCTTGTTGTTAAGAGAGGTAGCTGATAGTTCCAGCTTATGCGCCAAGCGAAAAAGCTTATCTGTTCGAGTCGAGTATTGCTCAAATTGTGTGCGATAGTCACTGCGAACATTTCGTCGCAACCAAGGAACCGAACATCCCTTATCTCGGGCACAACATTCTTTCCAGTGGAAGTCACAGATAGGAACCTGCCAAACTTTGCCTGCTGCTGTTTGCTTACAGTTGATTACTCCGCAGAGTTCTTCAATCATGCTACAGCACCTTGCAAATAGTAATGCCTGCAACTAGAGAGATTAGAAGACATGACATAGGCCACGTAAATGGTATTTGAACTACAAAAAGAGGAGTTACAAACACGAAGTGTCCTTTCGTATCTTCTAGGTCTTGACTTGTCATACAGGATTTTCTTCCTTCTTGTAAAGGAGTCTGTTGTATTCACCAGTCACACATGCATTCATGTATGGACAAGTTCCATAGTATGCATTACATGCGCCGGTATTCTTAATCCAGAACTTGGATTTCGCTTCGATCTTTGCAGCCAGCTCGCTAGTAGCGGCAGTGATATTCTCTTCCCATTCTGCAAGACGATGCTTCGCTACCTCAAGTTGCTGCCGGATGAAGTATTGCTTCTCCTTAGCGAACTTGGTATACTCTTCGTAGATCCTACGTTGGAACTGAGCAAGAGACTCACCATTCTTTAGACGAATGGAAGGCTTCTTAATCACATTGTAGATTACACCACGAGGAAAGAAACCAAGCATAGCCTTAGCGCCATGCATGTAGCCTGTTACCTGTGAGTCGATCTTTACTCGCTCAAAGTAACTATCGCCGATTGTTTGCGGACTAGCTGTCTTGGTTTCTAGAATCCACCAGTCGCCAGCATGATCTAGCAGCAAGGCATCAATGGTTCCGAACCAAAAGTGTCCGTTAGGCAGCTTGATCCTAAACTTCTGTTCAGTCAGGAACTTACTAAACTCATCGAAGTCCTGCTTATAGAACGCTGGATAGGCAGCGGCGATACCAGTGGCAATATTGCGGTCTACCTCTAGCTCGTGCGTCTCTTCTCTATTAAGAGGAGCGCGGTCTACTGCACTAAAGATTTCTTCTACTTGACGCAACGAAAGTTTTGCGTCTTTAGTTCGATAGAACATCTCTATGAACTTGTGCATCGCACTACCCAACACGAAGTAGTGGGCACTCTTAGTTGGCACGATCTTGCGGATGTATCGGTGCCTAAACTTCATCGGACAGGTAAGATTCTCTTGTATCCGGCTATTGTTGAAGTCCATTATTGCTCGTCCTCACAGTTACCTTTGCAGACTTCACAACAGTCACACTCTGTTGTATATCCGGCTGGGCAAGGATGCAGAGGCAACACATTCTTGCTTCCACACTTGCAGGTGATCTTATCGCTATCTTGGTAGGTCATTTTCATCCCTCGTGGTTAAAAGACGGCACAATGTAGCTAACGACATCGCACAGGCGATTAGGGAAGCCCTTCCGGGTAAGAAGGGCCTGTGTATGAGTCTACACTGTGCCGTCTAGTATCTGGTTTATCGCTGCCTTCATGTATTTGATACAGAAGGTCACTGCTTTATCCCTCGTGGCAGTAAACACGACTGGCACTCCCATCGCTACAACCTTTGCGGTTTGCGTAAGGACTGCTTCGTGTATCATCAAAGATCGCTCATGTATGGGATCATTGATGTTGCCTTCAACCACGACGGTATGAAAGCGATTCTTTCGCAGCTTGGCTAGCTGCTTCTGGAATCTTTTCCAGTCTGTGCCTAGACAACACACGTAATCGTTGTAGGACTTCCGCTCAACTCCGATTGTTCCTACCTGTCCTTTAACAGAATAGTCACAACCAAATCTCAGTAGTGGCTGCACTGAAATGCGATAACCTGGAAAGATCCACGTATGCCCGACGCTATACTCGTTAGCGTCGACTACTATGCTGAATCTTTCCAGGTTACGCGGCACTACTCAATCTCTCACTCGTCCTCGCCCTCATCGTCGCCGCCTTCCATCTTAGCTGCACGCGCAGCACGCTTGCTACGCAACGATTCGAGGTATTCGCGAAGCTCCTCGGTAACCTCGCTTGCGTCCGGGAATGGTGCGCCCAGGGCTTGCAAGCAAGTAGCAACAGCCTGCTTGCACAACTCAGCACGAGCAACCTCGTTCTGGTCGGCGACCATATTCAGATGAGCTTCGTGAATCTCGCTCAACTGAAAAGTGACAGTGATAAGCTTCTGCTTTCCAATCTTCGTCTTGGAAATCTTGAAGCTAACAGGCGAGCCCGACTCTTCCTCGGGCTCACTAGAACGATTCTTCTTGGCCATGGTTCTCTACGTTTACAAGTGAAGTGTCATTCAGTGTTTTTCCTCTAACAAGCTGGCCGTATTCTCCGCGAATGACGTTCGGATGTTGGCGGCCAAAGTGCAACCTAGGAATGTCGTAGCCGGCCTTCCTAAGTGTGCTTCTCGTTGCGTTATACGAGTTACGAGTTACTGTAGGCATCTGATCGCCAAAGGCTTGCTCGAAGTCTTCGTATGGTAGCGAAGGATGCTGCAAGATCAAGTCCCGTAGGTTGTATTTGTTGTTTAGTGGACCTGTCTTTCTGACACGCTTTCCGCGGTCGTTGAAATGCGGAATTAGGTCTTGACTTGGTTTGTTGAACCATTCCCAAAGCACTTTGCGGCGCAAATGCTGCGGCCCTTCGACGAACAATGAAAGCGACGCTAGGTATCGGTCTACCTCTACGATCGGCATAGCCTTGATATGTGTAGCCGTGAAGTTAAGACCTTCCTTTAGTGTTTGCTTTGCTACCTGCGCAGGATCTAGTCCGTCGATGTAGTCTCTAGACAGAATGTGTTTAGCTTTCCGTCGAAACTCTTTTCGTATCTGACTGCCCTTAGGATAGTGGTAGTTGCGCATGCAGAAGTAGAAGAACAATCTACGTTCCATCATACCTCTATGCATCCACTTAGGTATCCGAACAGAATACTTTGTGCCTGCGAAAGTAGAGTCATGCAGATGACGTAGCTTGCCCATCTTCATACGCTTTACTTTGCGCAAGTATTTGAACTGCTGGGCAAGTAAGTATTCTGATTCGTTCATCTTACACTACCTCTACTGTGATTTCTCCGCGCTGCATTTCGTAGCCGTGCAGACGTCCAGTATAGTAGAACAATTCCACAACATGCGATCCTCTCGGTAGGGTGATATCGAGATGACGCTGGAAATGCTTAGTAAGCTGGTTAGGAAAGAACTTTGGAGTAACGCTCTTTCCATTGGCCTTTACGCGGCCTTCGATGATAGCGACTCGTGCCGCTGGAATCGAGGAACAATCAGGAATCTTGAGTCCGATTCCTACTACTGCCTCAGCTAGTGTCATTGGCATTGGTTTATCTCTTAACTAAGCTGTTTAGCTTGACCATTACACCTTCAAGAAAGTGTGTGTAGTCTAGTAGATCAGAAACTAGACAAACAATTTCTTCCTTTTCTTGCGCATCGACATAGTTACGCAATGTCTTTAGACAGGTTTCATGCGTAGCAGGTGTTTCGCCATTAGCTACTAGGTAATCTATGAACTTCTTGAGATGCGGAGTCTCTAGCATTGGTTCTACTCCTCGTGGTTAGGATCGGGAATCCATTTCATACATGCCTGTATGAAAGTGTCTTTCTGAAAGGCTGTATTGTTACACTTGAACACAGACGCCATTTCAGTAGCCAGTCTGTGACGTTGTTCTTGTGTGAGAAAGTCTGCTTCGCGGATTATGCGAGCAAACTCCTTGTAGTCCTTACGGCTCATTTTGTTAGCCAGAGCCATAGCCA